GGACGCTCTTACCAGTGTTTGCAAAAAATGTTATGGCCGCTACGACTGCAACTCTTATTGTTGCGCTTTACTAATTGGGGAATCCTAATGTTAATAGGCGTTGGTGGTGTTGCCTTAACACAAAACAGAGGTAAGGCAGCTTTTGACCCCAAAAGCATAAGTGGATTGCTCGCCTGGATTTCTGCTGATAGCGGCATCAAAGATTCAGGGGGTAACTTAATTACGACCGATAACACCACGGTTTACACTGCTACTGATCGATCTACAAACAATAAAAATTTAGTTAACAGCGGTGGGACTGGTCCGAAATGGCGAAGTGCAGCAAACGGCATTAACGGACTCCCAGTATTGCAATTTAACGGCACAACCGAGTTTTTAAACTTTGCAACAAATGTAACGCCATTAGCCAATTTTACATATTTTATGGTGGCAAAGCCGACTCGGACGGGCACCTACGGCTTTGAAAATAGAGCGCAAGGATTGATCGTAGGTGGTACAGGATTGTCAATCGGAATGGTCACAACAAATGCGTATGTAGTTTGTCGAAATGCAGCAGGGACCGTTTTAGACTTTTTCGGTAATGCAACCATGACCAATCAATCTACAGTAACCGTCACTGTAGGAACAGGTGGAGGCAAACTGAGAGTCAATAAAACACAAGTTGCAAGCAATGCTAGTGCTACTACTTTTGGGCTCGGTTCCGCTGCAACTGAGTACGTCGGTAGAGACCCAGGTACCTTTTTTCAAGGAATGATTTGCGAAGTTTTGATATATAATTCAATCTTGTCTACAGACAATGTGAGTTTGGTAGAAAATTACTTATCTTCCAAATGGAACACTTAAAGGCAAGAAAATATGGCACAAATTGATTGGCAGAGCATAATGAATGGTAACTCGCAGCCGAAGAAACGGTATAGCGGAGCCAACATAAAGTTCTTCTACGCTTACAACGAAAACAGAGAAAAGTCTTTGCATGAAGGTCGTCCTATCTTTGACGAGATTCCTTCTATCAGCATCCAGTACCCAGGCATGGATGAAACCGTTCGTCGCATCGAGCCCCAGGATATTCACGAATATCCCGAACTCTACGCTCGGTTTAAAGCTGGTTCTGACCCAGTATCAGAGGGCTCTCCCATAGCGGAGTGGACCCTTATGACTGGTTCTGCCATGCGAGAGTTGCAGTACCTTGGTTTTAAGACAATCGAACAGCTTGCCTCTGCCTCTGACGAAGTAAAACGCAAGCTCGGTCCATTGTCGAAGTTTGTAAAGCTGGCTCAAGAGTGGCTTGCTGCTGCTAAGTCCGAGCAAGCTGATGTGGTTAAGCTAAGGCAGTTGCTTGATGTAGAAACTTCTCGTCGTAAACAGTTAGAGCACAAGGTTGAACTTTTGCTTCAACGTATTGAGGGCAATGAAGGCATTGACCTTCGTGAACAACGAAAGGAGGTGATCCCGCCACTTGAGGCTCTTGAAGAGGGCATCATCGAAGCACAGGACGAGCGAAGTGAAGTGCAAGAAGTAAGACGGAGAGGACGACCTAAAAAAGTATGACGATTGCCACGGTTATTCAAAATGTTGCAAATGAAGCTGGCTACACCGTAGAAAGCAATGTTCTCGCTTCTACAGAGGTTACCACCAAGCAGCTTCTTGCGATTGCCAATAGGATTAACCGTGATATCTTTGAAGCGTATCCTTGGCCTAAGTGCTACGCTTCTGGTTCAATAACGCTGGTAAACGGACAAGCAACGTACGCTTTACCAGCGGCTTTTTCCTACTATCACTACGAAACATTCTGGAACCAAAGCACCCGTTGGAGGGTACTTGGTCCAATGACAGAGCAGGAATACGCTGAGATACAAGGCTTCGGTTTAAATACCGCAGTCTATCAACGGTTTCAAATCAGAGGCATCACCAACTCAGAATTGCTCATTTCTCCCACGCCTGGTGCAAGTGGAGACATCATCATTTTCGAGTACATTGCAGACCGTTCTGTGCGTCCCGTAACCTGGACTGCTTCTACAGCGTTTGCCGCTAACTCCTACTGCTTCTACAACGGCAATTACTATCAGACGACTGCTGGTGGCACCACAGGGGCTACAGCACCAACGCATACAAGCGGAAGCGTATCAGATGGTGGTGTGACATGGACGTACTACAACGGCGCTTACAACGAATTCTTAGCCAATACAGACAGAAGTATTTTCCAAGAAAAGCTATTGGAGCAGGGTGTATTGGAAAGATTTGCTGAGATTCACGGGTTGGATAGTATCCGTCCACGATTCGATGTGCAGCTTAATGAGGAATTTAGTCGGGACCAAAACGGTAAAGTTCTCTACGCTGGAGGACACATGCGTGACCCGATGTTTGCTAGAAATGGCGTAGCAGTATTTGGAACCTGGATTTAACTATGAACGGACAAGAACCATCTATTACTCAGACTGACCCTAGAGCTTATTATCTTTGGTTACAGACACAGCGTGTGCCGCCTTATCAGGCAGTTCAAATGGTACAACAGCGATTTGGTGCGCCGAAGTCACCGGAAGAACAAGCCCGTCAACGAGCTAATCAAGCTCAAAGCAACGCATTGGCTCAAACAGGTGGAACTATCGGTGGTATTCTTGTTACCCAGGAGGCTTTAAAAGGATTCCCTAATCTAGCTGGTTTATTTGGTAGTGGGGCAGGAACAGCAGGAGCAACAGCTATGCCAACTGCGCTAGGTGGTGCGGGTGCTTTAGGTGGCGCAACTGGTGCAGGTGCGGTGGCTACTCCAGTTCCCATTGGCGCTCAAGTTGTAGGTGGAACAGCAGGAACAGGAACTACTGCCGGTGCTAGCACTTTAGGCTCAGTCGGTTCTGTAGCTTTGCCAGTAGCTTTGACCGTGGCGGCATTATCAACAGCCTGGGAAACCGGCATGAAAGATATTTTGCGCGGTCGTGGCACTAGAGAAGATTACATAAACCAAGCCGTAAACATGGCAACGGGTTTTGGTCCTAACTTGGCTCTGAAGTTAATGGGCAAGCGTTCTATTGGTAAGATGATGACAACCGGCAAGTCTGATGCTCAGTTGTTGCGTGATGATTTTAGAGGAATGTTACGTCAAAGTGGCGTTGCTGATGACAATTTCAATGTGGCCTTAGCAGATGGTTCTACATTCAACGTAGGGCTTGATGGCAAAACTAAATATCAAAACGTAGGTAAAAACATCGATGGCAAAACTAGCAGAAATGCTTGGGATGTAGACTTTTCAAATCCCTTGGCTAATTTTGCAGTAGGGCAAATCGACCCTCTGATTCGGAACATATACAAAGGGATGGATGGCAAAGTTAAGCCTGAGCAATATACTGGAATGCTTGTTAATGCCGTTACCTCAAACGCAAAATCGGAGAAAGATGTTTTAGCCAACATACAAACTATGTTGAGCAAATCAACTTTCAATCAACAACCAGGACAGCAGGGTGCGCCACAAGTAAGACCACCTGCGCCAAATGCTCCTCAAGTTCAAATTCCACCTCAAGCAAAACCAGCAAAACAAACAATAAATAATCTTCTAAAACCAAAAGGAAAATAACATGGCAAGAAAAACTGCAATGAAGAAAGAGCCCACTGTAAGCGTTGCTCTACCTAATTCAGAAAAAGAAAGATTGGGAATGCCTACCCGACCTCCTGTGCGTCAACAGCTACAGCGCTTATCACCAGGAGTTTACCGCAATCAAATGGGACAACTGACGACTTCCACGGGACGAGCGTTACCAAGACGCAATCCCCAGCAACAACCAGGCAATCGAATTAGCGATGCTATGAATCAACAGCCGCAGCAACGACCTGACATTGCTACAAGACCTCCAGCCCCACTTGGCTCTCCTGCTGGTGACTCATTCCAACAGCCAGGCGCAACATCGGCTATTCCTAACACGTTCGGACAGGTGCCACAGATACCAGCAAGAGGACAATTTCCTCTTATGCCTGGAATAACACCAGAACAATGGGCAGCTTTACAAGCATATATGAAACAAAACATGCAGTTCCAATCTGCTTCAACACAACCATCCATGCCACCTATGCAGCCACCTAACAACAACATGAATGCAAACCCTGGGATGGAAAATCAAGAGCAGTATCTCATGCCAGCAGTAATGCCTTACAACTACAATCCGTTTAACAAATTGCAAGGGTAAATGGCTTTTCAGGGTTTCACAATGTCACCTCCCTATGGAGGTTTGGACCTAGTAAGTCCGATAGACAACATGGACCCAGCCTATGCGCTGGACTTGGTAAACGTGTTCCCTGGAAACGGGGCTCCAACTGTTAGACTGGGGTACACGCAATTTGCTGACATTGGTGTTGCCACACCAATTAACTTCAGTGCGTCTCTTATCAAAGCAGACGGAACCCAACTCCTTGTTCTTGGTACAAGTAATAAGCTCTACTCTGTTACTACTGCGGGTGTAGCAACTAACAGGACAGGAGCTACTACGCCGACTTTAGGTGAGTGGCAAACGGTAACGTACAACAATCGAATTTACCTTTGTAACGGTCAAGATACTGCACAGGTATGGGATGGCACTGCTGCTACTTTTTCTAATCTTACTTTTACTGGCGTTACTTTAAGCAGTCTTGTAAACGTCACAGCTTATAAAGAGCGTTTATACTTTGTAGAAAAAAACACCGCTAAAGTGTGGTACGGCGGTTTGCAAGTGACTGGCACAGGCGGCACTCCAGCTCTTACCAGCTTTGATTTCAGCTATGTATTTACTCGTGGTGGCTATCTCGTAGGCATTGGCAGCTTTAGCAATACCACTAGCACAACGTCACAAGATTACTTCTGGGCAATAAGTTCAGAGGGTGAGATTGTCTTTTACAACGGGGTATATGCTGGTGATCCTACCACTTGGGGAATTGTTGCTCGTTACGTTATTGGTAAGCCTCTTGGTTATCGTGCTTTCGTTCGTGTCAACAATGACGTCTGGGTAATTACTGAACAAGGCATTGTACCACTATCAGGACTTTTTCAATCCGACCCAGAGCAAGCTCTCAATGCCATCAGTTATAGAGTCAATCCACTAATCTCAGAGGCTGCTACATCTTTTGAGTTTGACCACCAATGGCATGGATTTTTCTGGCCTCAAGGCAGACGAGTATATATTCACATCCCGACTTCGGGGAGCGGAGGTTATTTTCTAGTATACAGCATTGATACAAAAGGTTGGACAAAATTCCAGTTGTATCAAGATGTGCATAGTACAAGTTCCTGTTTGTTCAATAAACTACCCTACTATACGTCCTCTACTGGAATTGTTTGGAAGGGTGAGACAGGACAAGCCGATGCCGTCACTGCTACAGATAGTCAGGCTATTGCATTTTCGGGTCGCACAGCGTTTAGCTTTTACGGCTCTAGGTCAAACTATAAAGCCTTCAAAGACATCAGACCTATTCTAAGGACGAAGAGAGGCATAACCTTAAATCTTGGACTAGATACTGATTTTAAACAGGGTACAGCGATAACCTCTGTGACCTCTCCTACAAGCACATTCACCCCTTGGGGTAGTCCTTGGGGTAGTCCTTGGTCCTCCGGACTGGAATACGTTTTCGACCGTTACGCTACTAAAGGTCAAGGTCATTGTGCGGCTATACGTTTTGGTGGTTCCGTAAAGAATACAACCATGCAAATACTTGGATTTGAAATAAGATACGATATGGGTGGACAGGTATAATTATGGCTAAAACAGCATTGGCAAAAGACCCAAAAAGCAAAGATAAAAAGCCTAAGCCTCAATCTGCTTGGGAGAAAGAGAAAGCTGCACTTGCGGCTATGGATCCTTCTGACCCTAAATTCTCAGCTCAATTAAAAAAGGTGCAAGAGGTTGGTAAAAAGCAAGGCGTCAGACCTGAAATTATTACTGCTATTACTCGCAGAGCTGAAGCACGAAAAGGTCAAGCACCGGCTGGTCCACAACAGCCAACACTAGAGGAATTGTCTGAGCAACCCATTCGTGAAGGCGCTGGAGCTTATACTGACATAGTTGGTCAGTTTAGAGAGTTTGATCCGTACAAAATGCAACAGAAGTACGAGATGGGTTTTACAGAGGAAATGAACAAAGCTAGACAGAACGTCCTGTCTCAGTTTGAAAGACGTAACGCTGAACAGTTTGCTAGGGAGCGTCAAGCCACTGAGCAATCGATTGTAGAGCGAGGTTTGGATCCTAATTCTCCAGCGGCTCAAGGACTAATGCGTGACCTTAACGATAGGCAAGACAGAGCCAGACAAGAGGCCCAGAGCGCCGCAGAGCAAGCTGCTTATCAAGTGCAGCAACAAGCGTTTGGTCAGGCTGGACAGTTAGCTAATATGCCATACGAACAATGGCAAGCTATTCAAGGTCCTTACATGGCTGGTTTGGCTAGTCAGTATACAGGACAAGCTGCAACACAACAGCAACAGTTTGACCTTGAGAAATTAAGAGAAGCGGCTCGATTGCAAAAAGCGGCTGGGCGTGGTGGTGGAGGGGGAGGCTATGATGCCTCTGCCGCAGAGCGACAATGGGCTCAGTACGTCATGAACCAGTATGGGCAACAACAAGGTGGACAACAACCTTCCTCCGCTGGACAATCAGTGGCACAAGGCATTATGCAAGGCGGCATGTTGGCAGTCGCTAATCGAGGGTAAGTTATGGCAGGTGAAGAGTTATACGGAGCTTTGTCTGGACTAAACTATGATCCAGCAGAAACAGGTTGGGGAGCAAGCCAACAGGTACTTGCTTCATCTTTACCTGGCTTGATGAACCCATATCAGAGTGCTGGTACGAATATCGGCATAGCTCTTGGTGGCGCTCTTATAAGCGGCTTGCTTGGCTATCAGGCTAGACAATCAGCG